GTCACGCCCTCGGCGAACGGCGATCACGGTGGAGTCCATGCCACCCCGGGCGGGGTCTACCCCGATGATCACGGGCGCGGTCATGTCTTTCCACTGCTCCCGCTTCATGGCGTCATCGACGAGATGGGGTGCGATGAACTGGTCTTGACCGGACTTAGGGAAATCCCCATAGACCTCGACCCGGGCCTCGTCGGAGTCCTCGCCGTACTCCTCGATGATCTGCTGATAGATCGACTTGTCGGTGCCTTCGACGGTGCGGGCGTCGATCTTCTCGGACTCCCAGAAGTCGCGCTTGTTGCCGTCCACGGCCTCGTAGAAGTACCCGGTGTTGCGACGACCGTTGGAGAACGCAAACCAGTACCTGTCCAAAATGTTCTCGGTAAAGAAGCCCGCAGCCACGGACCAGATGCTGTCCGGGATACCCGAGGCTTCGTCGAAGATCACCATCATGCCGTCCATGTTGTGAACACCGGCGTAGGCGTCTGGGTTCTCCTCGCTCCACAGTTTCCCCTCGGCACCCCAGTACCGGGTGCCCTTCTTGAGGTCACGCTCGACCAGTTCCGTCAACCAAGCGGCCGGGTTGAGCGAGGTAGCCGTGGGTTCCCACCAGTGGGCGTTGATCGCCATCGTGACCCACTTGGTCAGTTCACCCCATGTCACTTTGCGCAACTGGTTCTCGCTGTTGGCCGACACGATAACTGACGACCCGATCCGGGTTGTCAGCATCCACAGGATCAACCACGACACGAGTGCCGATTTTCCGACACCCCGGCCGGACGACACTGCCCGCCTGAGTGCGTCAATCAGATCACCCTCGGTCAGCTTGCCCCGGTTCTCACGGATGAAGTCCCGTATGCGCCGCAGCGTCCTGCGCTGCCACGCCCGGGGTGCCTTGAAGTGTTCGAGTGGGGTGTTCTTCTGCCCCCACGGGAACGCGAACAGCACGAATGCCTCGGGGTCGTCCTTGATCGCAGGACTCCACAACTGCGACATCAGCAGTTGCTCCTCCTCGGGCGAGTAGCGCATCTTCTGCATCAGTGTTCCTTCAGTTCCCCGGTTTCATACTTTTCACGACCATCGAGTGAGTTGTGGATCAGCACATCGTGCTCCTCGTCGTACTCGGGATGACACCAGCAGTCACGACCTTCAATAATGTGGTCGCGCAAGTCGTTGAGCGGATAGACGTGAATCACCAGAGCCTTTCAGCCACGTAGGTCACGAACAGCACGATGGCTGCACCAATGATCACGGTCATGAGTTGTCCTCCAATCTCGGGGTCACATCGACCACCTCGGCCTCAATCACCCGGGCCTGAGCCTGCGCCAGCGCCTCAGTGATCGAGATCGTCCCGCCCACCTCGATCTGCTTGGTCTCCCCGTACCGCTTGCGATTGTGGGCACTCATGAGCCACTTGCGCGTGTCGATGCGCAACTTGTCGCGGTTGACGGTATCGCTCGATGACGGATCAATCGCCTCCACCCCATCGGCAATCTCTAGGATTTCACCGGCAAGGAACTCGGTGCGCATCTCCTGCGCTTCCTTGAATCGTTCGTTCCTTTGGGGGTCGCGCTTGACCCAGCGCAGGAAGTCCTCATACGAGATGATGCGCGGGTCGTCTTCAATCAGGGATTGCAGGGAGCGGCCCCGGTAGATGTCCTCGATGACACGCTCGAAGATTTGCTCATATTCGAGGTGCAACAGTTCTCTCGCGGCCTTGGTGGGCCGTGGGGGTTTGGGGTCTGGGCACGACAGCCAGTTTGGGAGTGGGGTTTCACCGGTGACAACCGTGCCTACGAACTGGGGGTTTCCTTGTTCCATAGTGAGCGTGAGTGTACAGCTTGGCTGGAATCTGTGCAACGTGGGAATACGTGGGGTAAGTGGACCCAGTGGGTTTTTGGTTTTTGAAAAATTTTCACGGGTTCTGTGGTGCCTACGTAGCCGGACCATCGGTCCCGCTGGCCCTACCCCCTCCCCTCGCCGCCAGCGACCCCCGGGCACCCCAGCATCCCCGCACCCATCGCCGACACCCAGACCCCGCGCACCCAGTGGGCACGGCACCGCACTGCACCCGCGCACCCAGTGGGTAAGGGTGTCCGGGGCCATTCGCGCAACCATTGAGAAACCCGGGTTTCTGGTGTCCGTGTTCCCGCTGAAGTGGGAAATTGTTCCCGTGTTCCCGCTGAAGTGAGCAGCGGCGACAGAAACACCTTTCCCGCGCACGCGAACCCTTGATTCAATACGATTTGAAAAGAGTCTTTTATTTCTGAATCCCCCGATTCATTTACCCCTAGTTCTTGACTTGTTGTCACCATCTTGCTAAAGTGCGGGAACATGGACACACTGAGAAAGGGCAAACCATGAGAAACCGCGAAGCACTGGAAGACGCCGTTTATGCAGCCTTCCCCGATTTAGGCATGGACGACATCGAGCAGATGGAGACAGACAAACTCGAATGGATGCTCGAAGTCCGGCAAGGAAAGCGCAAAGACCCGGCCGCGCTGACTGAGAAGAAACAGGGACGCCCGCGAAAACGTCCGAGCAGTGTCGTCTGGGAAAAGACAGGCGCGGGCTATGAAGTGCGGGATGGTGCGCTGGTCCATGTTGAACACTGGCGCACATCGAACGAAGCCGGGGAGATGGTGCGCGAATACGTGACTGTCTGCGGCGAACGGGTCAGTTATGACGGGCGCATTGTGTCCGCTTCAATCCTTCGCCACTTCCTGATGACTGGCGAGTGGGTCAAGCGAGTGCCCGCGCCTGTTCGATACCGCGCCCGAGTGCGCACCCCTGATGGCTTGCTTCACCTTGGCTACTTTTCCAGCAAGGAAGAACGAGACGCCGCGATTTTTGCGCATCGTCTAGGGATTTTCCCCAATGGGTCAAAAAGTGCTTGACAACTCAAACCCAGTGGGTTACATTAACTGCACCGTAACCCGTAACAGTAAAGGACTGACACCATGAACCGCCACTCCCTGACCTACATTGATCTGCACCCCGAACCCCTGAAGGCTGAAGAACCTTCCCCGCTGATGATTTGGGTGGGTGCAGCGTTCGCACTGGGTGCCCTGTACCTGTTGACCGTGTTTCTGTTTTCCCTGTAACCCGTAACCGTAAAGGACTGACACCATGACGAACCGAACCAAAGACCGCGCCGAAGATCAAGCCGCCGCGCAGTATTCCAGCATTGTTGACATGCTGGCCGCAGTCGAGTGCGACTATGGCCGCCTGCAAGAACTGCGGGACGACTTTGACGCACTGGAAGGCGAAGAACGCAAAGCCGCCGAACTTGGCCGCGCAGAGTACCCCAGCGACTACACCACGAACCCGGGCGAAGACCTGATTTATTTCTACGACATGGGCCGCGAACTGGCCGAACTTGAAGCCGCAGCGGGTAACTGCACCGACGAAGAAGACGCCCGCCAGCGAATCCAAGAAGACCCTCTCTCTGTCGAAGTGCGCAGCGACTGGGCCAGCCCCGGCGAAGAACTGACCGCCGGTGAATTCCGGATTCTTCTCTGTACTGGCGGGCCAGCCGTCCAGATTCGCGGGGAACTGAACCGGGGCGAACCGTGCAGGGCGTGGCTTGAGTATCAGGACTGGGGCACCCCGTGGACCCATTACTTCGGCGCGGACAGCGACACCCTTTGCCGCTACGCCTCGTTCTTCTTCTTCTTCATCGAGGAGTGACGCCATGAACCCCAAGTTCTACAACAAGAACGGTACCCTTACCGCTTACGCCCTCGCCTGTGGTTATGTCGAAACCCGCCCACTGCAAACCGAAAACGGGGAAGTTCGCCTGTTTCGTGATGGTGTTGTATGGCACGTTCAAGCCCGGGACGATAACCGGGGCCGGTTTGTCTGGGAGTGCTTCGACTTGTTGACCCGCGCCCGTGCCTTTTTCCGCAAAGTAACCGCCTAACCCACTGGAGAAAATCATGCCCCTGAACCTTTTGAACCTTCCCGCCACTGAAGCCGAACGAATCGCATACGCCGAGGGCTTCACAATGGCCGCCGAACTGTTCGCCCGTATCGACGCACTGACCGCCGAACGTTACCAACTGGCCGAGGAACTGGAGCGAGTGAAGGACGAAGCCGCCGACGATTCGCTGACCCAGTGGGAGAACCAGAACGGAAACCCGGACCAGTACAAAGAATTCTTTTATGACTGCTTCGCCCGACTGGCCGGGGAATACCCCGCCCCTTCGGTGTCGAACGACTACGACAAGTCCGTGATTTTTGAGGCTATTGAGAAGGGGGCCGCAGAATGAACCATGCCCCCGCCGATTACGTGAACGCCGGGCACAAGTACGAAGCCGCCCGCAGCCTTGATGCAGCCCGGGCCGTGGCCCACAAAATCCGCGCCATGTTGACCAGTGAAACCCCGGAGGACCAGACAGAAGCCCGGGCACTGATTGAACAGGGCCGCAAAGAAGCCCGGGGGCGCTGATGTTCACCGCCCTACTTATCGCCATTGTCGGGGCGCTTTTGCTCCCCGCCATTGAGAAGTTTCTCGACCTGTAACCCCTGACCCCCTGAAACCCCGAACCCGGCCCCGTGCCGGGTTTTCTGACCCCGGAGAACCCTACACCATGACAAATACCCGAAAGCCCCGCAGCCCCCGCCCTAATCCCGCCCCCGACACCTTCGCAGCCCGGGTCCGTGACACCATGCACCGCCTGAACCTTGACGAACGCGAAGCCGCCGATTATCTGGGGGTGCCCGTGTTCACCCTTCGGAAGTGGTGCAGCGGTGAACGTCAACCCGGTGCGGCCGTGCTTCGTCTTTTTGACGTTCTCGGCATGGTCGAAGCACTGGCCCCCGCGCTACACGCTTCGTTTTTGCCCCCAGAATCGCGTCATGTCGAAAAATCCGGTGCCAAAAGGTCAACCGGTTCGACTGTCGATTCGGTCATGTCCAAAAATCCGGTTTGATGGAGTCAACCGCAAAGCAAAAGGCCCGGTGATCCCGGGCCTTCTTCATTCCATCGTGTCGGGGTTATACCCCTTGACCAGCTTGCGCTCGTAGCCCTTCTCGTAGGCGTGGCGGTAGATGTAGTCTGCGTGGCGCTGCTTGGCCTTGATGACCTTCTCGCGGTACGCCTTGAACATGGTCGGCAGACTCGGGTTGATGGCCCATGTGACCTTCTTCTTGTGCAGTTCGCTCTCAACCTGCACCACCCAGCCCGCTTGTTCGAGCACCAGCATGGCGTCCATGACCGCCTGATCCTTCTGCCAGTCGGTCTTGCCCTCAAGCTGACGCCGTGCTGACTTCTTCAGGGTGCGCAGGTCGATTATCTGCGTATCCCCGCTGATCTGAATCACATGGTCAATCACCCACTGGTCGAAATCGTTCGTGATCGCACCGCCCACTTCACCCAGCGAGTACCGATAGGCCGGGATCACGTAGCCCCGGATCAGGCTCACGACCCTGTGGACAACCTCGGCCTGCACCTGCGGGGCGAAGGGCGACTCGATGATGTGGAACAGCAGGATCAGACGGCCTGCAAGACCCTCCAGCTTGCCGAACGCCGTCATGTACTCGGTGCCAGAGTCCAGCACCCGCTCGTCCTGCTTGGCCTGTTCATACCACGCTTGGAACTCGCGGAAGGCTGTGAATGCTTCTGTGGATAAGTGGTAGGTCTGGGGTGGCAGCGCGAAGGTCAAGCGCAGGGTGTTCTCCCACGCTGCCGCGCTGGTCATGTACTCGGGGATCGGGTGGCCCAGCTTGGTCTTGCTGCCGCGCAGCACGGCTGGTATAAATCGCTGCAACAGGCCATCCGCTGCGAGAGAGGCCAAGTTTTGCCTGAAAACTTGAGGTTGGATGTTGCCGTAGATGCTCACGGCCAAGTTTTCACAGTAGATCGACCCAGCACCTACCCGGTCCATCTCGTAGTGTTCTGACTCGTAGCTGACAACCCACGCTGACCGATCCTCGCCGCTGGTCTTGTCCGTCAGCTTGCGCACCCATGAGTTCATCTCGTCGAGGTGGCACAGCAGACCACGGGGACGGTCAGCAGCTTGGCGCACCAGCTTCTGACTCGTGATGTCGCTGACCGTGATCTTCAGCGGCACGGGCTGCGGGGGCATCTCGGGCACACTGGGGGCTTGATCCGCGCCCAGCATGGCCTCGGGGCTGGCTGAGAATTCGAGGAATGCTTTCTTGGCGCTGGCGTAGGCCGCTTCCTTGCCCTCCCAGTCCAGCAGTTCCTTGCTGTACCGGGGCCGGTCCTCGGCCTCGATGTTCTTGAGCGGTGACAACATCGGCCGGGAGCCGGGGGACTTCTTGTCCGCTGGGTCACCGAGGGTCATGAGCCACAGCACTGGCGGCACACGGAAACCCGGCATGAGTTCGAGGCGGATGCGGGCGTCAACGACCCCACAGACAGCGGCCAACCCAGCGAACAAAGGGACCAAAGGGTCGCAGCCCACGCTTTCGCTGATCTCTTGTGACCGCTGGCGCAGGATGGCGGGCCACAGGTCCATGTTCATCTCGGGCGGCTTGGGGCGCAGGCCGTCCACCACATCCAGCGGCTCCATGACCGGCATGTCAATCTTGCTGAACAACTCGGACGCATCGGGCAGTGGGCGCTGCCACCCGTGCTGCTTGGCGATGTGAAACAGTGTCCCCAACTTGACAGCGGTAGCCTTGTCCGGCCGGAAGCTGACCCACTGCGTCAGGATTTCCCGCTCCCCGGGGTACTTGAACTGGGCCGTGGACGACCATTCGTTCCACAGTTGCAGCGCCTGCTCAAGCTGGTCGGTCTGGGTGCCTGCCCAGTGCAGCGCCATGCCAATCGACACCCACTCGTCACGGGAGCAGTCAGCGGGCACAGCTTCAAGGGCTTGCCTGATCTCCTCCCACGAGGCGTCGAGTGCATCATTTGTACTAATGTTCCGCGATTTATCCGTTTCCAATAACGATTGCCAAAAGTCCAGCAGGGGCTGGGGGATCACCGGCAGACGGGTCCAGTGGCCGCTGCCTGCCCAGTGGTAGGGCTGGCGTGTCTCAGGGTGAATCGAGGGCGGCAGCACGTCCTGCACCGTGAGGCCGCTGGCCGTGGCGCAGCGCAACTCGTAGGCGGTGATGCCGTTGTGCAGAATCTTTTTGCTCGGCAGCGCAGCGCCGAAGGGCATCGTGTACAACAGCTTGCCATGCCCGGGCTTGCCCGAGTTGATCACCACGGCGTCAGGGGCGTTGTACAGGGCTTGCAGGTCGATGCCGTGCTGGGCCAGCAGGCTGGTGGTGACGGTCCAGTTGTCGATGTCCAGCGCCATCGTGCCGCTGTACGCATGGGCCAGCCCGATGCCGTAGCCCTGCGGCAGATCGACTTGAGACTTCAGGGCGTTCTCGCGCAGGTTCCAGCCGGGGGTGCGCGGACCCTTGGTGTTCGCTGGGATGGGGACAAGGCTCCAGCCGTGTCGGATGTAGGCGTCAACGGATGCCGGGTGGGATTGCACTGTCTGTGGTGCTGTCATATACTTTTCTCGCTGGTGATCGCAGTTGCCAGTATCGTCACGGAAGTCTCCTTCAAGGGTGCCCCGGGGTTCACAAGACCCCGGGGCTTTTCTTTTTCGGAAAATTTTTCGCGTCCATGTGTTGCATTGTGCCACAGGCGTGATACACTTTCAACATCGACACCGAAAAAGTTCACCGTCATGATCCCCATCAACAAATCAGCGTACTTGACTGTCCGAGTGGCAGACAAGACGCGCACCAAGTTTCACGCGAAGGCCAGAAAGTTCGGGACACCGAGCGAGGTCTTACGTGAACTCGTTGACGCTTTCATCGAAGATCGCGTCACCATTCAACCCCCTGTAACCGGTAATCTCAAGGAGAAACTCTATGTCACTCGAAGCCAAGATTGAAGCATTGACCCAAGCTGTTCAGGCTCTCACCGCGCAACTGCAATCCTCCAATGTAGCGCCTGCTGCCCCCGTTGTACAAGCACCTGCACCTGTGGCAGCACCGGCACCCGTTGCCGCGCCTGTTGCGGCCCCTGTTTCCGTGGCCGCTGCCCCAGCGATGCCCGCTCCTCCGGCTTTCGTGGCTCCCGCTCCTGCGGCTGCACCGGTGGCCTCTGGTGCGCCGTTCACTGACGGCAAGGGTCTGATCGACTACTTGATGGGTGCCTACAAGGCGATGGGTCCGCAGAAGGGCGCTCAGATTCAAGGCGTCCTGACTGGTCTGGGCTACCAGAACATCAACGATGTCAAGCCCGAGCACTACGGTGCTCTGTTCCAAGGTGTTGAGCAACTGAAGGCAGCATGATCATGAGCGATCCCTACGCAAGCGAAGAAGAAACCCGCGCCCTGTTGCGTGAAGACACCCGCAGCGCAGCCCAGCGTCAGCTTGACAATTTGCTGGATGAAGCTGGTGCTTGGGAGCAGGGCGCTGAACCCTACAAGGTGCTGTATGGCATCGCCGTGGAATTGTTGGAGTCTCGTACTGCCGGTACTCGTCTGCTGGAGCAATGTCTGGATGAGATGGGTTACGCTGGCTGGAATCAACCCATCAAAGACAACATCGGCCGTTGGGATGTGTTCAGCGCAGTGTTGAACCACTTGCATCCACCTGTCCGCTCCGACGACAACGACTTCCCACTGGGTCAAGCCTGTAACCTGTCGGGCGAAGGCACCTGCGAGGCTTGCCAATGAGCGACCACGCCAAACTGTCTCCCTCGAAGCGCAGCCGCTGGGCCTTGTGCCCCGGCAGCATTCGAGAGGAGGCCAAGTACCCTGACACCGGTAGCGGTCCCGCTGCTGCCGATGGCACCCACAGCCACACGCTGCTGGAGCACTGCATCAAGGCCGCACTCGCTGATCCCACCGACATGGTGGGCGTCAAGATGAAGGACCATGAGGGTGAGTTCGTGGTTGACGCTGACCGTGCCGCACGAGTCAAGACAGCCATCGAGTACATCCGTGAACGGTCCATGAACGGCATGTTCAAGGTGATCTCCGAGCAGCGCGTTGACCCTCAGCACCTGATGGGTCGTGACGATCTCTCGGGTACCGTGGACTGCCAGATCATCGGCCCCGACTGGATCGAGATCATCGACTACAAGGACGGCATGGGCGTGGTGAGCGCCGAGGGCAACATGCAGCTTGAACAGTACGCCTACGGGGTGCTGGCAGGCTACAAGCTGCCCATCAACGTCGAGTACCCATGCAAGACGATCCGCATGACCATCATCCAGCCCAAGCTGGCATTGAAGGGTATGAAGCCGATCACCTCGGCCGACCGCGATGTGCGTGACATGTTGACCAACATGGGTACAATCATCGTGCAAGCTGCCGCAACCGATGCACCGGATGCACCGCTTGTACCGGGCGAAAGTCAATGTAAATTCTGCCGTGCCAAAGGCTCTTGCGCCGCGCTGGCAGGTAACGTAATGAAGGAGGTAGGAATCATGTTCCAACCAGTCGTAACCGAAACGCTCGATGTCGCGCAGCAGTCTGCCGACAAAGACCCGGCCCAGATGGACGATGCCCAGATTCGTCAGATTATGGAGGCCGCACCCCTGATGCGCCAACTCCTCGAAGCCGTCGAGAAAGAAGCCCTGCGCCGTCTGGAG